CTACAGGTTCCCCTCAGAGACCCACGTCCCAGGATTACCAGGCACGGTACAAACCCTCGATTTGACTTGTCCTACAACCGGGGAGATATTTACTATACGGTCCCCGATCCCGTTAACGGTATTGTAAGGATTAATTACATAAGTCGGCGCCGCCCCGCCATTGTTGTAACCAATACTTGTACCCGCGCTGGTTATCTCATATAGGCGCATGCCCCCGACAACAGCAGCGTGTAAATCTGCGGTTGCATTAAAATTGCTGGCGCTCATATAGACCGTGCCGTTGTTAACGAACCTATTCCCTGACGCAGCGGATACTTGAACATTACTTAGCCGGGTATTTTCGGCCAGATAGGCATAAACACCCGTTACGCAAGTCCCTATTTTGATATCTGAGAATAAATTTCGCAGTCCAGCTTGTAGGAAAACCGCATTGATGCCTATGTTGTCAATGACAGCACCAGTAAACACGTTATCGTCGCCCCCTACATTTAGCCCGTAATTGGCTTGGTCTATCGTGATACCTGTATACACATCAAAAGATCCGCTAGCCGACACGGCAGAGGTCCATTTCGCTGTCGAAACAGCCTTTATACTGATATTTGTATACGTGTTATGATTTCCGGCGTTCTGTATTGCTACAGGATTACTGCCACCTGTGCCGTTATAGAAAGTCAAATTCGAGAACGCGACACCAGATACCCCCGCCGCGACATTTACAGACCTCGTACCAGGGAAGAAATACGTGCTGTTGCCTATAACAGTCCCAGTGCAGTCACCAGATAGGTTAATGTCGTAAGTGTTCCCATAGAAGGTACTGTTGTTAATATTTGACTCAAGCGCCCCCACTAATTCAAGAGCTACTACGTTAGACTCAAATGTACAGCGGGACGCTCCTATGTATGACGCTGTCGCTGACGGAGTATCCACCGCTTTATTCAGCGCCCTAAACCAGCAATCCTCAAAGGTAAGTCCGTTGGTGTTGCTCAGCTTTATACCGTTCCAGTTTTTAGGCGCAGAAGGGCTTTCAATTCCGACGAACCCTATGCCAGTTATTTTTTTTGGAGGTCCTGAACATAGTGTGAAATCAAAAAAGTATCCACCGGAAGTACCAGCGGCCTGAATAAATCGGGTGCTAAGACCGTCCCCCGCCCCCTCGATAGAAAAAGAAGTATTGGGGAAAGTCACAGCGCCGCTCATAACATAAGCGCCCTTTTGAAACTTGAATTTACTCGCCCCGGTGTTCGCCATCTTCTGAATAGCAGCTTTATTGTCTGTGCCGTTTCCTAGGCTGTCACCGTCTGCCATGCCTCCAAACCATTCTGGACCAGCCTTTTTCAAGCCTGTGACGGTGCCCTCGCCGCCAAAAGCTACATGATCTCCCGCATCGAACGACGAATCTAGAGCAAAAGCGAGTGTTTTACCTGCGGCGGGCTCTATGCGCCCGCCTGGCATTACTTTAACCAGCCTGTTACCGCTGACAGTCTTGTTGTTGATGGCCATAGGTTTAGTCACCACTATGGTTCTACCAATAGTCTGTGGCGATGCCAAAGCAGTAGAAAGGTTCTCGAAACCATTTTTCTTGAAACCACTGGCATCGATCCCCCAGGGACCGCTGGTGTTAGTCGGGGCGGCCAGGGCCGGCAGGGTTATGGTAAGGCTCAGCAGTAAAGTCAGCAGTGCTCTTTTCATCATGTTCGCTCCTTTAAATGGTCTGCCAGTTCGCGCCGTCTTTGGCTATCTCACAGCGGTCACCGGGAACTAATGGCATCGTTGCATCGCCGTCCAGGGTCTTAGCGTCGGCGGCGTCGATCAGTGCCTCCCCCTGGCCGATGTTCTTCAGTTTGTAGCGCTTCCTCCCCGATACGCTCCCGTAGAGCGGCAGGTGAAACAGCACCGTCGCGCCCTCTGCCGGGTTGAGAAAAACAGTCCCGTGGGTCGCACCCAGGGTCGTCTCGACGGCCAGCGTTATCGGCAGACCGTCTCCCGCCTCGATCATGGCATCATCAACATACTTCCTCGAGGCCACCGCCTGCGCCGGGTTAGTCTTGAGCGTGATCACCGCCGTGTTCGAGGTGAGCAGGATCAGCTTGAAGTACTGGTCGGCCGACTCCCCTTCGGCAAGTAGCGGCTTGTACCTGGGAGCGCAGTTCCCTACGGCGACCAGGTCACCATCAGCATCGAACAGTCCGACCTCACGGATCCACCACCCGCCGTCATCGGCGAGGATGTGTCCTTCCACGTTGACCCAGGCCGGGTTGACCTCGTCCACCTGGACGAAATCCACCGGGCGGCGGTACACCTCGTGGACAAGCGCCAACATCTCCTGATCCGGGGCGAATGCGTCGTTGCCATTGGCATCTCCGAACGCCATGTGGGTGATGGTGACAACCGTGCCAAGTATTTCGGCGTTGGCTCGCTTGGTCATCCCCAAAGATGTCCAAATCGTCTTAAAATCCATAATTACTCCTCGCCTCCCGGGAAGATGGTGGTAATCGTGCCGCCCAGACTGCCGACTGCGCGCCAGGCCAGCATATCCGTAGCGACGGCGTCAGTCGGTAGGTATGGGAAAATCGTGGTGACCACCCCACACATGGCTGCGATGCCGGTGGTCCGCTCAACACGTTGGGTAGGGGCGTAAAACTTCATCTGCTCCAGCTTGGAGCGCGCCGGCTTAACCTCGTTGATAGCCCACCTGATTTGATTCAGGCGAAGCAGTATGTCGCCGTCTCCTCCTTCCATGACCACCCGGAAAGAGGCCCAGCGCAATGGGTCTTCTGCCCGTAGGTTGACTACCTTTGCCGAGTCGAAGCCAAACCCGATGGTGAGCCCCTCGGTCATGGCCGAAGCACGTCCACCTCGCGCCCACCAATGGTATGCGAAACGGACCCGCGCCTGCCAATACTCCACCGGTTCGAGCGGCGCACGGACGATGCCGCGGCTAGCTGCGAAACGCTCCAGATAAACATCCTCGCAGCGCGCCGGCAGGAACTGGTCGCGCAGTGTACTGATGACGTCCCGGACGGTGTCGAGGCACGCGGCCGCCCCTTGAACAAGAGCGGCCAGCGGACCGGCCTTTGCCAGGAAGGGGGCCCGCAGCGTGTCGCGGAAATATGTCCAAAGAAGTCCCATTTATGCCTCTGCGGCCAGCACGTAGGTGAGGGTGAGATCGGTCAATGTGGCAAGCCCGTACTCCGGTACCGCCACGTCCGCGAACACCATGTTGACCCGCTTTACGCCGGGCAGCATCATCGCCCACACCAGCCGGTCGCGCGTCACGTCCCCGCCGATCCCGAAGGGCACGACCCCGGCAACAGAGGCCACTGTGGAGTAAAGCGCCCGCACCCGGTTTTCCGCCTCAAGCAGAAGCGCAGCCGGGTCGCCGTAGCTGAGCTCCAGCTGCGCGACGAGGCTGGTGGCCACTAGGTCAGCGCCGGCTACCAGCACATCGTCGTTGATCGGGTTCTTCTCGTCGTCGTTCCCCGTGCCGTTGATGTTGGCATCGACTGAGGCAAGCAATGCCGGAGTCGGCGCGCCGGCGCTCCCCACTATGACCACGTCGACCGTCCCCTCGCCCCGGGGGTGCTGGTCCCTGATCTTGACCGCGACTACGCCAACCACTTCTTTGGCCCATGCCTCATAGGCGTACTTGGTGCAGCCGTTCAGCACCTTCCAGGCCAGCTGGTAGCGCTCGCGGAGGCTCTCGTCCTTCTCTTGGTCGCTCCCCTCTCTGGTGATCCAGTCGGCCCTATTCTCCACCGCGTCGACGCCGGGGATCACCGTCACGATCTCGGAGATCTGCCCGACCGTCGCGTTGGCGGCCGCGCCGTATTCTTCCGCCTCGACCGCCACGGCCACCTCGGTCGCCCCGTTCAAAAGCACCGCCGCTGCCGTGGTCACGTATCTATATATAAGGCCGTTGCCGTCCGGCTTGGTGCGGACCACGCGCCCGGCGGGAATCGGGACGTTTCCGACCATGCCGGCACGTGTGAAATAGACGACGCCGACCGCCTTGGTGGCCTCTCTCCGAGCAACGCCGACTTGTTTGCAATGCAGGTCTAGCCAGACCCCGGTGGCAGTGTCCGGAAAGGCTTGTTTCAGCACCAGGGCGAGGAACTGGTACAGCTGCCATAGACCCCAGCACCAGAGCTCGATCATGCCGCGCACGATCCCCTTGTTCAGGTTCAACCGGATGGGGAGCCACCCCTTGGCGGAATATTCATCCTGGACCGCCGCAATGCGGTCAAACATTTCTTGGCGGATGGTATCGAGCGATTTAGAGACCAGATCTTGGATTGACATCTGCTATCACCATCTCCTTTTTGTCGCCGTCGTAAACCAGCACCAGGTTAAGCTGGTGGTCCTCATCCATGAATTCCCAAACCGCCTCGGCGCTGAATCCGCGTTCGTCGAAAGCGATCACGCTGCAGGACACAGAGCCAAGCACAACACGGGGGTCCTCCTCGACCCTCTGCACGACTTCAGCCTCGAAGGCCATGCGGCGGGACGCGCTGTTTTCGTCCAGAAAGAACTCGTGAATTAGGCTTCCGAACTCGGCGTCATAGAACAATTCCCCTAGGGGAGTCCCCAGCCGGAGGCGAACGTCCTGGACGCCCGTTTCGGCTCCGGAGGTCAGCAGCAATTCGCCGTTGGCCGCCACCAGCGCCTGGCCGTCATCCCCCAGCTTTATGTCCTGTCCGAACAGATCGTCCATGCTCTACATCCCCGCTGCAGGTACGTCGGTAACGCCGCCGCCCGTGCCGTTTTCCTGATGGGTGTGCGCATTGAAAACGCCGCGCATTCCGCTCATCGTCTTTGTCCCGCCGGCGTCTGCCACATCGCCCGCAGCCACCACATTGCCCCCAGCCTCGATATTCCCGGAGCACGATAAAAGCGGCGTGGTCATGCTCACCTTAGTCGACGCGACCACCGCGACCTCGGGGGCGGTAACTGTCGCCTTACCGACCACATCGATGTTCCAGACGCCCCCGACGGTCTCCTGCATCGCCCCGCCGATCTCGTTGACCAGGTCGGCTGAAGTCTTGTGCTCGATGTTGCCCGCGGCCGTGATCCGGACGTAGATCCCGGGGGCCTGCTGGATGATGAAAGCCCCCAGCTCGCAGGCCGGCGCCTTGTTCTTCTCCCACCTGAAGTTGCTGATGCGCGGATAGTCCGGATCCCCGTCGTAATAGGTGATGTCGCAGAGCGTGCCGACGGTAGGGGGGCAGACAACGCCGCGCTCCGGGCCGCCCCAGAGCACCGGGATCTCGATGCGGGTGATCACCGGCTCGTTGGCGTCGTCGCTGTCGTCGTTTCTCAGCGGCTGCACATCGGCCCAGTAGGACCCGTCCGAGGCGTAGGACTTGACTACCCGCCCCTTGCGCGGCACGCGGTAGTAGCCCCGCAGGTTGGGCATCACCAGCTCCACCACCCGCTGCAGCAACGCTTTCAGGTCGACGCGCTCCTTCATGCGGCCCCCTTGTCGTTCGAATCCAGGTTCAGCCACTCCCAAAGCGCTTTCCAGTAACTCCCCTCGTAAGGGAACAACCAGCCGTTGAACCAAAATGCTGGGACGAAGGACCAGAAGCCCCAGATGGTCCCGCACTTATCGCAGTGCCACAGCGGCAGTCCCATGTAGATGACCCTGCCGGCGTTGGCTCCACACTTGGCCTGGACGCACTTCTTACCCATTCTCCACCCCGTACCAGACCAGCGTCCGGACCTTGTCCGGAGTCCCCTCGTGCCGCACGCGCAGCGCCCGGTGCACCTCATCGATGCCGCGGCGAACGTCCTGCAGCCGTATCAACCTGGAATGTGACAGGTCACCGATCAAGTGGGTCTCGATCAGGCCCATGCCGCTTCTCCAGTCGATAGGCTCATGCTCGATCAGGTTCGCTAAGGTGGCGATCGCCACCGTGTCCCCGGGTTCGTCCAGGTCCCCCCAATTGACCCCGGCCGCGCCCAACCAAAGCGCCCACTTGCTCATGTCCAGCCCGAAGGCGTCCCTGCAGCTGATCTTGATCTGCTGGATGAGCTGCCACGCCGGGATGTTGCCGGCGGACACCCTGGGGAGCACCATACCGGTTTCCATGATGGTGCCGACCGAAAGCCCCGTTTGCCGGATTACCCAGGCGACCAGCGCCTCCGGAGTCTCGTTTTCCCAGGCCTGGGTGATCTTGGTCTTTGCCAACGGCAGTGCCCCGTCGACCGCGCGGATCTCCAGTTGATCACGCGTCTCCCCCGGGTAACGCCCGGCGACCGTACCGCTCCAGGTCGCCGGGGACTGGTCCCGATATCCCACGCTGATGGTAACCTCATCCCCAACCTGGACCGTCTGGTACAGCTCCCCCTTGGGGTCTGGCAAGGTGATCCCGGCGCGCCCGAGGGGATGATGCCGCAATGACTCAATCCACCATCGGGGAGCACGGAACACCTCCAGGTCGCCTATGGTTATTTCCAGGTTGAGCCCGTTGATTTCCATTTAATTAGCCCCCGCGTTAAACCCTGCCATGAAGGGGTTATCTGAATCGGACACCACCGTGGGCGACGCTGCAGGAGTGGCCTTAATCTTGGGTGCGGCGCCTTGTTTTGCGCCTGCCACCTTGGTTGCCGTGGCTTGCTTCTCCCTCCGGATCACCGGCGGCAGATGCTCCTTGAACGACAGCGCCGCGCTGATCACGTCGTCGTCGCTTGACTCAAAGGAGTCCAGGGCGCAGAAAACTACATCCCTAATGCCCCTAGCCGCGCAGTGACGGTTTTGGACCGCATAGACTTTCGGGTTTGCCTTGCGGTCCTCCCTGAACACCTTATTGATTGCGGCCAGCTTCTTGTAGCAGTCGCTGGTATCGTCGGTCAGCAGATCCAGGGTGATGACGATATCCGCATCCTCGAAACCCAGCGGGGTCTTATGGTGGCCTGACTGCGAGTCCTTTTTCGACTCGTCGAAGCGGACCGCACCCCGTATGCTCTGGTCGACGAAGACTCCGGGGAGGAGTTCCCCCCCCAGCCGAACCTCGCCATCCTCCCATTTGAGAAAACCGTCACTCGCCATCGTATGCCTCCACCAGCGCCTGCAGCTGCGCCACGAAGTTGGCGGCGTTGCTCACTCCGGGCAGCTCGAGCTTTTCGATGTGGATCACGAGCTTTTTGCCGCCGGAGTCGGCTCCTGCAGACTTGCCTGCGGAAACCGCCGCCTTTCCGACTGCATCGGCCGCGAAGGAGGGGGGAGGAGCCACCGCGATGCTCGTGGTCAGCGCAGCACCGGCCAGCGCTGTCGCCATGGTCTTATGGAGCCCGGGAGCAGCCCCGGTAATCCCGTCGCCCAGGGTGGACATGATCCGGGATCCCGACAGCGTCAGTTGCGAAAGCGGCCCTTCCTTGGCGTCGGAGAAAGGGAGCAGGTTCCTAACCTTGCCGAAAATATCCTTGATCGCTCCCGGGACAGCGCCCGCCATTGACCTGATGCCGTCTACCATGGTCGATACGATCTTTTGCCCCGATCTGAACAGCCCGCCCAGGATGGCCGGTAGGGCGTTCAGCATACCCGCCATGGCATTTGAAAAAGCGCTGCTGATCTTCGGCAGGGCGGCGATCAATCTGGCGATCACTGACCAGATGGCGGAGAAAGGCAGAGACACCCAGCCTGCAAGATTCTTCCACCCCTTAGCGATCAACCCGATGCTGAACCCAAGGAAGAACAAGAAGCCGTCCATCATGGTCTTAAACCACTCGACCCGGCGGTACATCCAGACGATGGCCCCGCCAACGACTGCTACTCCTGCGACGATCGCCAGCACTATCCAGGTCATAGGGTTGGCCAACAGCGCCGCGGTAAAACTCCAAACCACCGGGATAAGCGCGCCCAGGGCCAGCTTCAACAGCATTACGCCCTGAACCAGCAATCCATAGCCGACCATCATCTTGGTCGCCAGCGTGCCGCCTAGCCCTATGACCAGGAGTAGCCCGCCGATAGCAAGCGCTGCGCCGGTAACTGCGACGGCCAAGCCGCCGATGATCCCAGCCGTGCGGGGGTGAGCTATGATCCAGGAGTCCATGCGGCCAGCCAGGTCGTTGGCCACCCTCATCACAGCATTCAGTCCGGCCGACTTGGTCACCACGGCGCCGATGTGGGCCACCACATTGCCCAAGGTGCCGGTGAGCGTCTCCCACTGCATCTTGGTGCCGCTCATGATCTCGTTGATCTTGGTCTGCATGTCCGCCTGGTTCCGCATCTTCTCAAGCATGGCGTCGAAGCCGGCCACGCCCTGGTTGATGAATACCGACAGAGGCCGCGACGCCTCGGCGCCGAAAAGCTTGGAAAGAACGATCAACTGTTCCTGGGGGTTGATGGCGCGAAGCTTTTCCAGCTCCCCCATCATGTTCCGGATCCCGACGAAGTTGCCTGCCTCGTCAAAGAAATTGAGCTTGATTCCCTTGGCGTCCAGGATGGGGCCGACCATCTTCGCGATCCTGCCGGAGTCCAGCTTGCTGCTGATCTCCGCCATCCTCGTCAACGCCTGGGCAAAGTTGGTACCGGCCTGGCTCCCCTCGATGCTCGAGGTGGCCATGAGCCCGATCGCGGCGCTTACGTCCCTTCCGGCCTCCAGCCCCTGGATGCGCAGCGCCTTGAGCGAGGAGCCGGCGTACTTCAGGCTCTCCGACAAATCGGCAACGTTAACCCCTGCAGCACCCTTCAGCCGCTGCAGGGTATCCATGAACGGGACCGCCTCCTTGTCGGCGATCCCCAGGGCTTCGGAAAACTTGGCGACGTGCGTTGCCCCCTCGGCAAAGGAGACCTTCATCAGCACCGCGAATTTCGCCGCGGCCTCCCCCATGCCCCCCAAGATCACGTTCGTCTGCACCCCCTGCTCGCGCAGCGCGGTGAACATACCGATCATGTCCCTGGTCGAGCCTGGCAGCGAGGTCCCCAGATCCTCGGCCAACGAGTTCAGCCTGGAGTACTCCGCCCCCACCTGACCGGTTGAGTCCATGAGCAGCGTCCGGAGTCCCAACTGCGCCTCCTCCAGATTGGCGAACGACGTCACCGCTATCCCGAGGCCCAGCGCGCCCGCGATCCCGGCGCCGGCTATCCATTGGCCATAGTCCCGGAACTTGTCGAACACCGGCTGCAGCTTCATAGCCTTAGCGTGCAGGGTGTCGATCGTTCCCGAGATCTTCGCCACCGGACCCGAAACCATATCCGTGATCCGCAGCAATATGCCCAATTTGAAGAGAGATTCCATCCGTTGCCCCAGGGGTCTTACTTCCCGCCAAACGCCTTAGCCACCGCGTTCGACATTGCCGTCATCTGCCGCTCCTCGATCCAGAGCGCCTCCACGTACTGCTCGAAAAACCTTTCGATGTCCTGATCCGGCTCCACCCGAAGATAGTGCCGGACCAGGACCGCCATCTGACGAAAGGCGTTCGCCTTCAGCTCCTCCTGGAGCTCTACAACTTTTTTGCCGTGAACTCCTCGTTCATGCCGACCTCGCCCTGCAGCGCGGAGTTCAGGGCGACCATCCTGCCCGGATTCTCCTCGAACTGCTTGGCCAGTTCAGGGCCGGGCGGGTAGATGGCCTTATCGATGACCAGGTTGCGCACCGCCTGCGCCGGCTTACCTTTCGCGGCCGTGGCGATGTAGCGGTTCATATCCTCCCGACCGGGTTTGCCGAAGTAGTACAGCTCGCCGTTCTCCCCTTCCAGCTGCAGCACGGTGATGCCCTTTTCCTGCGCCTCGGTTACTTCTTTAGGTAATGCGTTGCTCATGTCAAAACTCCTTTGATGAAATGGGTGCCAAAACAAGTTGACGGCGGCCGGTCGGTGCTACCCGAACGGTACAGCGGGAACGCCCCCCCAGACGATGGGGGCAAGAAGAGTAAGGTCGTACTTGCGCACCCCCACGTTTTCGTCCCCCTGCTTAGCCCCGGTACTGGTCTTGGTGATCTTGCAAAGCGGCAAGAAGTCGGTCACGGTCGGCATCAGGTCCGGCGCGTAGCAGATGACTATGGGGAAAGGGGGGCTGTCGTACACCGACCCGCCTAGCGCAGTCTGCAGGCGCATCGCCTCGTCGAGATCCATCTCTATCTTCGCCGAAGCCTTGTAGTTGCCCCGACCGTAGCCGCGCGGCGTCCCCCCCCTGCCGTAGCGCTCCTTGATCGGCCGCTCATCGTCGTAGTCGATGCTGGTTAGGCCGATGGTGAGACCGTTGGGGAGCATTATTTCTACAGACTCCCAGTCATACGAGTTGCCGTTGATCATTTGCGTATCTCCTCTTCTTTATCGGTGGCGATTGGACTAGGCGAGCCGCGGGTCGAAAGCCCCGCCGGCGTACACGTAGCTGGCGTAAAGCTTGATGCTCCTGATAATCGGGACCCCGATCAGCGTCATCTCGACCGCCACCCCGTTGTTCACGATGTCCTGGCCCTCCGGAATGAGCACCTGGTGCGCGGCCATCTCGCTCGGCACCGCTCTTACCAGCGTGTTCAGGGCGTTCTCGATGTTGAGCTGCAGGTATGCCAGCCCCCCGGCCGACTCTCCCAGGGTCGGGTCCCCCGCCTCGTCGTACATCGACTTCAGCGCCGCGATCCTCGCCTTGCGGATAGCCTTGAAAACCACCCGGAGCACGGTCAGGTACTGGTAATCCGAGGTGACGTCCGCCATCGTCTTCTCATCGCCCCAGTACACCCCGGAGAGCCCAGCGTACCGTTTGGCGGTTATGAACGCGGACTTCTCCAGCTGGTCCTGGTGCGCCTCGGTATATTCCACCGGAAGGCTGAGCTGGGCGATGTTGCCGTCCCGGACGCGCCCCAGCGCCCTCATGACCGGAATGGCCAAGAGACGCCCGGCGGCGAGCCCCGCGGCGTTCCTGGTGATGCGCAGCCCGGTCGAGTCGGAGATCTCCCCGAAGGCGGCGCAAACCGAAACGAAGCGGTGCGCGAAGCCCTGCCGTTCGGCGACCATGGCGGCCGTCCAGTCGTCGATGGTCTCGTTGTCGTAGGGGAGCCTGGTCTCGGCCAGGAAGAAGGTGGGACGGTGCGCATTCCAGAGCAGATCCGCCTTCACCCCCAACGCAGCCCAGTCGGTGGAGTCGGAGGGACCAGCCACGTACACGAACTCGACGTCGTAAAGAGAGAGCGGAACTTCCAGCGCCTCCAGGACTCCCGTAACCGTCGGTACCGGCGCCAGGACCTCGAACGAGTAGGAGTCGCCGGCGACCGCCGCTCCGACGGGCCAGGTGATGACCACCCCCGTGCTTCCGACCGCGATCAGCCCGTCAACCGGAATGGTTTTGATACCGCTCCAGGAGTCCCCGCCGTCCAGGCTCAGCTGATAGGTGCCGACGTTGCGGGCCCCTGCGCCGGTTATCAGCAGAATGACGTCCGCCCCCGCCTTCACCACGCCTTCAGCAGTGATGTCGGGTCCGGCGCCCACCTTGGTGACCGGGCCGATCGGCATGCGCACCAGGAACGAGTAGGAGTCGTCCGCTACCAGATCCCCGGCTTCGAGCACCAGCGTTACGCCGGTCGCGTCGATAGCGATCTGGCCGTTGACCGGGACGGCCGCAACCAGGCCGAAAGTCACCCCGCCGTCCAGCGACACCTTGGCGGTCGCCACTCCCGGGGCGCCGCCTGCCACGATCACCACCTTGGCCGTCGCATTTGCCACCGGTACCCCCGATGCCACCCCAACCGGGCCGGCGCCGACCTGGTTCACCGGGGTGATGTACCCCCCCGCCAGTCCGGCGACCGGTACCGCGATCACTACCGCAGCTTGTCCGGCGGTCGCGAACACGTCGCGCAGCCGGTCCGTCAGGGGGCCGACCCCAAGGAGCGCCGGCAGGTTGGACGACTTGCCTAGGAGATAGCCCTTGCCCACTTCGCCCAGGGAGCAGACACCGGTGACAATGGCGGCGCCTTCCACCCCGCCCGGGGCCAGCCCGGACGTGCCGTCAACCAGATACTCAAAAACATCCTTCATCATGCACCTCGCTTAGGGGCGACCTGTGGCCGCCCTGGTTTTGATTCCAGGCTTAGCCGCGGCCGCTTCCCATGGGGCGCACCCGGTAGGCGGCCATCTTCGACTCGAACTCCTCCGCGCTTACCTGTTTGCCATCGGCCCAGCCGTAGTAGCGGCGCATCCCGGCCAGCGCATGCGCCGGCACCCCGCGCTCTGCAGCCAGTTCCTCTACGGGCTGCAGCCGCTGTTCCTGTGCCGTCGATTTCGGCGCCACCATGCCGGTAGGCCGTTTCCCCTTGTCACTGCTCATATCGCGCTCCTTTGTCTGGTTGCCGTCACTGCACCGCTCAAATAGACGGTGTAATCTCCACGTTCCTTATCGCTGCCTGGTTCTTCACAACTTGGACGCCTCCGGAGAACGCGACCCGGATGATGGCCATGCGGGGTCGCCGCAGCTTCCTGTCCATCTCCACCGTGGTGTCCCAGGGGCGTGCAGCGTCCTGAGGCTCGACCCTGATCGCGCTGTTGTCGCCGGCGGCGAAAACCTTATGCTCAGCTATCCGCTGCACCAGCTGGTCGACGAGCCCCACATGGTCCGCGTCACCCCAAAGCTCCACCGCCGTCGGCGCGTACAGAAAGCATCGGAACAGGATGTCCCGGGTGAAGCGCCGGCGCGTCAGAGTGAACTCCGTTTTTCCCGCATTGAGCTCCTTGGCGATGGTCTTACCAAGCTTCTTGGTGCGGTCCTGGAGCGGCAGGCAGCATGCCGCCCAATCGTTGTCCTTTAGAAAGTCGAGAGGCATCTCGTCGAAGAAGACGTTCGCGGGAAGCTCTCCGAAGGCGACAGCTCGATAAGGAAGGGTCACGCCGTTCCGGGCCGTGAGTTCCGCGAGGCGGTCCGTCAGAAATTTGATGCAGGCCGCCTTCATCGCTTGAACACCTCCACTGCCACTCCCTTCAGTGCCGCCGCGATCCCCAGCTCCATCTCATCGAATGTCGGCTTCCAGAGTTTCCTGGCCGGCATCACCTTGCCGTCATCCTCGGGCTGCTCATGGATCAGGGCGATGTCGGTGAGCTCTTCGCCTTCCCCGGTTTTCACCCCCCTCATCACCCCGACCGCACCGGAGTAATCGTCATCCTGGGCCGTGGTGATGTTGGAGTACATCTGGTTGGTCGCGCGCAGCGTGTCCGGGGAAAGCCCCGCGCGTTCCTTTTTCTCCGCATACCCCTCGCTCAGCTCCTCCCACCCGAGGTCCTGGTCGTCCATGTGCGCCAGCACCTTCGCCTCGATCTTCTTGAGCTGCTTCCCGATGGTGCGGCGGCTTTCCCGCTTCAGCTTCGGGGAGGCCTGCTCGAGCACGGCCTTCAACCTCTTCCAGTCCCCCGTCGTCTCAACCGATCCCGCCATGATGTTCGCCCCCCAGCCCCAGCCTCTGCCTTTACCTCGCCACGGTCAGCCGCACCAGGATCGGCACCCCGCGGAAGATCGCCCGGTCGGTGAGCGCGATGATGGCGAACCGTTTCCCCTTGATCAGCACCCAATCCTCCACGGTGATCAGCAGCTGCTGCGCCTCGGGTGCCGCCGGGTCGATCAGCCCCAGCTCCTGGAGGTAGTCCCGGCTCACGCTGATCACCCAGCGTTCCACCTGCTCCGACCGGTCGTCCCGGACGCTCAGCTCGCCCTGGGACTCGCCGTTCTCCTCGGCGTCGTCCGGCTTCATGCCGACCAAGAGCTCCACCTCGGCCCCATTCGCCCTGCGCAGGGTGATGGGGCTTCGGTGAAAGGTATCGGTCACGTCCCGCATGGCGGCCCGGAACTCGTCAACATCTTCTTGATCCAGCAGGTCCATGCTCTACTCCACGACCATCATGGGCACTCCGGTGTCGACGGCGGCGGAGAGGGCAGCGCGACGCTCGACGATGGATGTCTCCAAGCTGGTCTTCATCGCCTGGAGAAACTTCAGCTTGTCCGAAAACTTCACCTTCCCCGCGTCATCACCCTCAGCTTCCTCGACTGCTTTCTTGTATTTCGACATCGCCGGCATGATCAGCGCCTTGGCCGCCATGTCCGCGACCAGCGACTTTTGCCGGGTTGAGAGGTTCGCCTCGAGGATTCCTTCCAGCCCCACGTCAGCCTGGGCCTCCTCGATCTTGTTGGGGAGCGAGGCGGCGAAGAGCGCCGCCTCGTCCGGGAGCCTGTCCTTAACCATGTCCAGGATCGATGCCATGGTTACTGCTTCTTGAAGACGTAGGCTGCATTTTTGAAGATCCGGCTGAAGCCGATGACCTGCGAGATGGTGGTCTTCTGGAACTGCCTTTCGATAACCTTGTCGGTCTCGATCAGCTCGGCTCCGGATTCCTTGACCAGCTCCAGGGCGGCGTTCTTGGCGATCTGCACGATCAAGTCGTCGCCCAGGATGGACTCGGTCCAGTTGAACTTCTTGATGTTGTAGCCGAAGGCAGGCGGCAGATTGCCGGTCTTGGCCGTGTCGAAAAGGAGCGGATCCCTGAAATCGTTCAGCTTGAAGACCTCTTTCAGGATGGGCTTTTTGGCGGCCCACACCGTGGCCTCGAAATCTTCCATGTCGAGGTAGAAGTCGAGCAGGTTCTCGTAGCTGATGGCGGCCGGTGCGGCCTGGGGCGCCGCGTTGGCGTTGCCGTCGCCGTTGATCACGTTGTACATGCCGTAGGCGACCATGCGCTTGGCGAGGCGCTGGCCGATGAGCTGCATGTGGATGGCGAGGAGCGGAAGCTTCATGCGGCGAAGCACCTCGTAGGTGGCGTCCATGCCGATGCCGATCTTGGCCAGGGTGATGCTCTCCTTGCCGGTCGCCATGGAAACGGTCGGGAAGGGCGCCCCCTCGGCAACGCGGTTGAAATCGATCTTCTTCGCGTCAAACTGGGCCTGGACGGTCTGGTAAACGCCAGAGTCGATGGTGGTCGTGGTGGCCACCATGTCGTCCAGGGTAAGGTCCAGACGCCCGAGCCCCGCGATGCCGACGCGGACGTTGCGGTTGATGAATTCGGGGAAGAGAACGCTGTCCTCGCTGGTCTGGTAAAAGCGCTCGACGGTCGCAAGCTGGGGGTTGATGCCGCGCTCGTAGAGCTGGAACTGGAAAGCGTCGAGCCCTTCCGCTCCGGACGGAGCTTCCTGCTCCAACTTCTGGGAGAGGGTGAGGCCTTCGGCCTGTGCCTGTTTGTAGAGATCCTTCTCGAACTTAAATACGGCCATGATTTTCTCCTGTGCCTTTGTAGTGGTTTAGCCGAGGTCGATGACCAGCGTCCCGGCAACGGCGTCCTTATTCCAGACGTAGTACTCGCGGCCTTCGCCCGCGTCGGCACCGCCTGCCAGATCGGTCTTGACTACGGCGGCTACAACGGCCGCGCCGGTGGATACGCCCTCGTTTGCGACGGTGACCAGGTCGGCGGCCGAGCTTGCCTCTATGGCCGCCTTCAGCTCCGCGGCGGTGGTGATGATTGCGCTGGCTGCGTCCGTGGCCAGGGTCACCAGGATGTCGCGGCCGACCACGTCAACCGAAAGGGCCACGTTGTTGCCCGGAGGGTCGATCAGCGTGATGCTGATGTCGTTGAACAGCTCCCCGGCGTACTTAGAGGTCCATTTGAGCGCGTTGTTGTTGGCCACCACGCCGGTGACCAGACTGGCGGCGACCGCCGCGGCCGGAAGAGTGACGCCGCCGTTGCCGTCGGCAACAAGTTGCTGCCAGCCCAGGCCCGGGGCTCCGGTGTACGCGATTGTGCACATGCCCTTGTCCTGGACGGTGCCCGCCGGTATCCTGCTGTCCGCTTCTACCTGCTTCAGAACGCCGCCGAACTTGTCGCCGGCGGCGCACAGGTCGACCGTGTCATTGGCGCTCGCCTTGATTACCTTCCCCACATCAGCGGCGACGATCGCCGCGGCCAACAGCAGCGTGAGAGTTCTCACGCCGATCCCTTCGTAACCGATACCCCACATAAATGAGCTCCTTTTTCGTTGTTGACTTGGTTATGACGCCTTACGCTGACTTGAAGTCGTCGATGCGCTTGCCGGGCGCGTTCAGGTTGCCGCCAACCGGCTCCGGTACCGAAGACCTGCGGGCAAGCTTCTCGCCGCACTTGGGGCAGGCGAGCGGCACGTTCTTCTCGACCTCGCCCTCGTACTCGAGGCAGTAGGCTCTGCAGGTTTCCAGGTCGGCCTTCTCCAGGACGTTGGTGACAAAGGACTCGACGACCTTCTCGCCCTTGGACGCTTTGTACAGGGTGACCGCGCGCTCGCGGGTCTCCTTCAGCGTCGCGACGCCGACCGCGGCGTCGACCTTCAGCTGGTCGACCTGCTTTGTCAGCCCGACGATCTTCTGCTCGAGCATCTCCTCCGTTACCTCGGTACCTGCAGCGAGACCGAGAGCCGCCAGTGTTGCAACGGTAAGTTTCATTTCTTTCTCCTCTTCATGGTTTGATGCCGAATGAGCGCCGGGCTTGTTTCCGGGTGCGCTGAAAGTTTTGGCGTGGGGATCCTCCCCCTCCCAGACGATGGATACCTCTCCGGCGTTGGTGATCTCCGTGACGATGAAGCGGACCAACTGGCCGTCGACCACTTCGCCCAGGCGGTCCCAGAAGTAGTCCAGGTTGGGGTGGCTGCGCTCGTACTTGAACCAGATGGTGACGCTGACGGAGCGCAGCGCCTTGATCTCGACGCCGCGGGCGAGCTTGGGGTCGACCGTCTTGTCGATGACCAGCATGCCGTTGATCCCGGGAGGGTCGTTCTTGTCGTCCCAGACGCACTCCTGGACCAACCCCTTCCAGTCGTTTACGTCGGCGCGATGGTTGGCGTAGAGGGTGAGCCCCTCGAAAAGCTTGACCGCCGCCTTCAGGACTCCCTCCTTGGTGAAGTCGAACATGCGGTAGGGCGTCACCGCCATGGAGAGCAGCCGCGCCTGCGTGACATAGAACTCCTCCGGGTTCAGCCCGCCGTTGTCCTCGACGGCGGCGAACTTGATCGGACCGCCGACAGCCAGTGTGCTGCACCCCGAAAGGGCGCCCCCGAAGGTCGCCTTGGCGAACCCCTCTTTTAGAACCTCGAACTGCTTTCTTTCCTCTGCAGCCATATCTGCCTCCCTGATGTCACATCAAAACCGCCCTGAGGCGTCGAAATTTAGTTCATGAACGGGGTAACGACCCCCACCTGATACATCCGGCTAGGCCGCCGCCTTCCGATGCCTGCATTTGGGGTGGAAGGGGGGTGTCTCGAACCCGGCCGCCTGCAGCTCCTCGTCGGTCATTTCCTGGACCCTTTCGACCGGATACTTCGAGCTAAGGAAGGGGGGGAGGTCGTCAGGCTTCTCGAACCCCTTGTCCATCACCTTGGCCAAACGCTCGGCGGCGACCTTGACATCAAACGTCCTCCCCAGCATCGCCTTGCAGTAATCACAGATCGGGTAGGTGCTGGGCCCGACGATCCGGTAGCGCTTCACATCGGCCTCGTAGAGCGAGAGGGTCTGCCCCATGTTCTGGATGCGCCCCATAGTGGTGGAGACGATCTGCTCGATCTTCTGGTAGCTGGTCTGCTCGACCAGCTTGGCGAAGTTGGCCTTGAACTCGTTCCAGGTCGCCTCGTCCCGGATGTTGAGGCCCTTGGTGATGTACTCGTCCTGCAGCCAGGTGATGAAGCTCTTGCCGGTGGTCTCGTCGTTGGCCAGGTAGTTGCCGCGGCCGAAGTAGAAATCCTCGACGTTCGTGATGTAGCGCAGCGCGTTCTTGTCCACCAGGGTCATGTCCAGCTTGAGGCTGGCCGGAGCGCCCGCGCCCAGGTGGTTCTTGTCCTCATAGCGGTAGCGGTTCCACTCGGCGGTAGTGAAGCGCTTGGCGATCCGCATCACGGAGGTCGCGGCGATCGCGGCGCGCAGCGTGCCGGCGAACGACTGATACACCGCCTGCGCGAACTCCTGAGCGAGCTGCTCGGTCAGCTTTTTCTGGTCATGCCTGAAGCTCATGGCCTTGACGATCGCAGCGGAGACCGCCGTGGCTTCGCAATCCGCCAGCACGCTTTCCAGCGCGGCCTGGTAGCTCTGGTCGGCGCGGTCGTCGGCGGGCTGCTCCAGGAGGACGATACGCTCGGGCTTGAACTCGTAGCGGCCGGTGATCCGGTTAAATCCGAAGCGCTTCGCCTCTCCGGACTCCACCCCGACCGTCGACGCACCGCCCGGGCGGTACCCGGTCGCCTTCTCGTAGCCGAGCTCCTGGGCGGCTACGTCAGTGTCGATGATCCCTGCGTCGCGCTTGGTCAAGACGTTCTTGATGTCGAGCCCTTCCTTCTCGGCCTTCTCCTTGTCCCGGAAGGTGGAGCCGTGGTTGAACTGGACGCTTACCCGCGCGTCGATGCCGCGCAGCAGGAGATCCAGGGAATAGCCCTTCTCCAGGAAGCGCTTGATCATCCGGCGGCCGTTGGCGAGCTTGGTCCCCATGCGCTCGAAATCAACAGCGGCGTAGGTCTCGGTACTGGAGTAGGAGCGGCCGCACATGCTGGGGGGGATGTCCAGGGCGCTGAAGATCTGCTCCTCGTTCATCTGCCACACGGTGCTCGCGCCCGCCGCGGCTCCCGCGTTGGTGGCGTTGTGCTTGATCTCCTGGTCCTTGTAATGGACGCTCACCCCCTGCGCGACACCCTTCTGGTAGGACTTGGCGTAGGCCTGCAGCCTGTTGGTCAGCCGGGTGAGATATGCCTCGTCGCTCTCGGCCGGCTTCTTGTCCGGGATATCCAGGGAGACGTCGATGAAGCCGAGTAGACCCATCTTCCGGATGATCGAGCTCAGGTTTTTGGTGGCGTCCAGCTGCACCTCAAGGTTTTTGATGGCCGCGAGGAACGGCGGGATCGGGTACGGCGAGCCGTCGTTGGTGATGAGCGGCATGCAGCTGTAAGTAACCGGGTTGAGCCGGACGTAGCCCATGTTGCCGCCGATGATGGTGTTGGTCAGCTGGAACGGTGTCCATGCGCCGTCGACCCGCTGCCAGCGGATGCGCTTTACCGGCACCACGACGCAATCAACCAGGCCGTCCTGGACGCGATCGGCGACCACCCACTCTGCGGAAAGCGCCCCCATGAGCGGGATCTGCCTGAGGAAGTGGTTCACCAGTCCGTCCACCCCGCCGCCGGTCTGGTATACCGAGGCGGCCAGCTCGTTCAGCCGGTCCAGCACCGCCTGAGCGTTTCTAGCCTCCACCTCCAGCTCGTGGCCGGTATTGCCCAGGTTGACCCAGATCGAGAGCGCCTGGCTCACGTCCGGGTTGAACATGCCGAGCAGCTCGAGTACTTCGAGGGCGCGCAGATCGAAGGGCGCTGAGCCGAAGTTGTAGAAGCCGGCAAGGCTCTCCAGGACACCGTTGATGGTTTCCTCCGGTACCGACTCGCGCCCGGGGCGTACTTCCGGGAGGGACTGTTTTGCAAAGGGCCACCATTTCATGCTGCTGCTCCTGCGAACGCCGGAAGGGCGTCGGTGGTTTTAATCCCCAGACCCGCCTGGAGTTTGCTGATGGCCATCTCCGCCGCGTCGGGCCCGTCGTCGTTGACGGTGGCGTTGTAGATGTAGACGAACTGCTCGATGAGCTTCGCCTGGTCGCTATGCCCCTTCTCGAATTGCATCTTGCCGTGCTCCCAGAGGTAGCTGCAGGTACCTACGATGCGGCCGATCTTGTTGGTCGAGTGCTGCATCGGCGCCCAGGGGAGGTAGCGGCCGACTTCCTTGGCGTAGTTGTGAATCGCCTGGTGCAGGAAGTCTTTCAGCATGTTGTCTTCGATGGCCACCACACCCGGGTACTGGTCGTTTTGCTGGTAGGCCGCGGCCAACATCTCGTTGATGGAGCGCTTCTTGATCCAGGCGTGCATGCAGGGGAAAAGCATGGCCTGCGGGTCGAAGCCGTAGGTGACCACGGCGCGATAGTCGCTGCCGCTGGTGGCGGTCGCCGAGGGGTCGATGGCGGTGCAGAAGATGAGCTTTCTGTTGACCACCTCGATCTTCTGGTACCACTTCACCTGCTCCTCGGGGAACGGCGTGTCGTCGGTCCCTACCTTGTTCATGTACTCCTTGTTGAAGGTGTAGGAGCCTACGTCGCGGCGCTTCCTGGTGATGCGCTCCATGGGCCAGTTGGCAGGCCATGCCGATCTCTCGTTCGGCCCCCCCTCGTCCAGGATCAAAGCGTAGACCTTGGAGAAGTAGCGCTTCTCCCCCTCGTCATCCACGTCGGCGATCAACTGGCAGATGGCCGAGAGCGGGTGGAACAGGTTGCCGACCATGATGGCCGAGTAGCCTTTGCCCAAGGAGCCGAGCACGGCGCCGCGAATCCAGTTCAAGATCTTCTTGGTGGTGCGCGGATTCTCTACCGTCTCGTCGTTCTCCATGTCGTCGAATACGACCATGTCCGGGCGGTACTGCCGGTACCTGATGCCCCTAACCTTGTCTCCACGGCCGCGGGCGAGCACCTTGACGCCGTTGCTGGTCTCGAACTCGTCGTTGCTCCAGGTCTTCGTCTTCAGGTTGCCGAAGTCGTGACGGATACGCGGATTCTCCTCCAGCTCCAGCTTGATCTGGGTGCTGAAAGACTCTGCCTGCTCATGGGTATCGGAGCAGGGCCAGATAAAGCGCTTGAGCCCGTAGCAGATCTTGTGCACCGGATTGCCCAGGGTGAAGAAGGTCGACTTGGCGCCCTCGCGGAACGCGCCGATCAGGGCGAGCTGGTCCTGCAGTTGGGTCGCCTCTTCCCACTCCGGATGCAGCTCCGGTCCAAAGGCGCAGATGAAGTAGTGCGGCAGATAGGTCTGGAAGAAGAACAGCAGATCCGTCTTGCCGCGCTCGATGCGCGCCTTCTTCTTGGCCGGCGTGTCGTTCTCGAAGGGGGAGACGCTCTCGCGGATCCACTTCTTGAGCTCGTCGACCTGCTGGTCGAACTGGCCTTCTGTGAGGTTTGGGCGCTTACGCACTGAGGCACTGCTCCTTGTAGGTGGCCGTCATCTGCTCGAAGTTATCCGCCAATGCCTCCAGGGCGACCTGGTCGTTCTCCTTCAGGTATCCGATCATCCACTTCAGGTTTTCCAAGAAGACGGCGGCTTTGTCGTAGCTCGGCCCGCCGGTCGCCTCCAGGGTCTTGAACTTCACCACCAGGGCGCCGAGCTTGGAGAGGTTATCCAGGGTGCCCCCTTCAACCGCGCCGGCCTCGCGCCCTTCTGCATAGCCGAGTTCGCGGTCCAGGAGCGATTCCATCCTGAGGCCGAAGCTCGCCTTTCTCTCGCGGGCTTTGTCCCACTCGTCGCCGGCGCGGCGCTTCCAGTCATGCGCGCTCTGACGGGAGACACCGTGCTGATCAGCGGCGAAGGAGAGGTTGCCGGTGTCGATGTAGCTCTGGCGTACCAGCTGCTCCAGCTCTGCGCGCACTCCCTTCTCGGCCATCAGTTGAGCTCCCTCTCCAACGCGCGGATATCCTGGTTCGCCGCCACCAGCTCGGCCCAGGCAGCTTTCAGCCCATCCCACAACTCGTCGATCACCGGGACGTCCAGCTCGTCGGGGCGGGTAAGGGTGAGGTTCAGTTTGGGACGCATGGCATCGGCCTCGCCCTTGATCTTGTTCCTGAGTCGCTCGCGCAGCGCTTTCAGTTCGGCGAGCCGGCCCTGCATCGCTGCACGTTCGAGATTGAGGCTCATAGCTGTTTCTCCACCTTGGGGTCCTTCCGCATGACCGGGCAGTACAAGTTGGCGTCGATGCGGTCCTTCACCTGTGTCATGGTTTGAGTCGAAAGCACGATGATGTCCTGGAGTCCCTCGGCGACCTTTTCGTAGGCCAGCACCAGCTTCACATTCTCCTCATACATTTTGATGGCTGCCTCGTGCCTCTTCTCCATACCGCGGGAGATGAAACCCATGACGACCCAGGGGCCGAAGACGACAGCGGCGACGATGGAGCCGATGGGCCAGGTTCCTATCTTTGCGACGATGGTCGAGATGGCGGTCAAAGCGGCGATTTGTTCAGGTGTCACAATCCCTCCAGTGGGTTCAGGTTGAATCGAATCGGTTAGCGGTTACGCCACTGCATATCGAGCTGGACCTTTTTGTTGCGGTCGTCGTTGATCTCACCGTAGCTGGTGAAGTAGGTGTCGGCGATCCGGAGGAACTCCCAGTAGCCGTAGGCAGTGGCGGAGTACTCCGGGGAGCTGTCGCTCCAGGTGCTGCTGCCGCGCAGGCCCAGGCCGAGGTTCTTGCGGAACTCCCAGGGATCGGTCCCGGGAGCAGCCTGATTCAGCGTAGCCGCCCCCGGGACTGAGATGTTCAGTGCGTCGTGGACAGGCGGCGCCTGCCGTGGGTGGGACGGCGGTGCGGCCTGCGGCGCGGTTGCAGCCTTGGGCGGCGCGGGCGGCACCTCTGCCTGCAGCGGCAGGGAACACTGCACGAGTTGCGACGCGGCCGGTTCTGCGCACTTGGCAGGTTCTGCAGGTGCAGGCTGAGAGATGGCTGCCGCCTTTGTCGGACTGGTTAAACCAGTCGGACCGGTCGGACGTGAAGGATGCTCCGCTGCCAGGTCTCCCGCAGGAAGCGCGGCAGGCTCGGTTGTTTCGGCTTCGACGACTTCAACCTCGACAACCACCTCGCGGGGGTGCAGCTCGTTCGCGGCGCGAGTGCCCAAGTAGGAGCTACTGCCGCAGCACATGGTCAGGAGGACGTAGAAAGCCAAGATAGAGGGAGTGTTCGACTTGCTCACGAAACGCGCACCCCAGGGGCCTTGAAATCCAGTTCCGGCCAGCTCGTAGACTTGGAGGCCTCCAGCGCCTGATTCAGGTTCTCCTGGGTGATGTTCTCGCGCATGGTGGCGATGACTTTGGTCCCTTCGATCACCACGCTCTGGGCGATGGGGGCGAGGATAACCGCGAGCTGGGCCGCCTGTTCGCCGGTCATTTCGCACCTCCGGTCATTGCTGCCAGATTTGTGGTGATGTCCACGAGCCGCTTCATCGCGGCGTCGACCTGAGCGGGATCCCCGCCGGTCTGCATCAGCAGGTAAGCGTCGACCGCCGCGTCATAACCGCGCTTAGCGTCTTCATACGCTTCGAACACCAGGTAGCATTTGTCGACGGAGAGCTTGCCGGCGTTGCAGAGCGAATCAGCAGTGACAGCTGCGGTGACGATGGTCTGCTTGGTGGCCAGGAGCGACTTGCCTACGGTGATCTGGGGGCTGTCTGTCTTCATGGTCGCGCAGCCGGCGATCAGGAAGAGGAAGCCCATGGCCATCAGCACGGCCATCACCTGGAGCCGGGCGAAGCCGGCTTCTTTTGTGTTGGGGGGAGCCAACGGGATCTCCACCAGGTTGCCCTGGGCGAGCAGCTCGTTCTTGTGGGCCGACCCCTGCGAGCTCCCCAGGTAGTAGCCGAAGGCGGTGCCGACAAACCCGATTAGGGCGATGAAGCCCATGTTTACGAAGTCTTTGTTGGTCGCGGGGACATCCATGAAGCAGAGCGCCCCCAACATCCCGAGAAACCCCACCATGGCCATCATGGCCAGTACCGCCGCTATCCTGTTTTTGTTACCCATGCTCCCCTCCCGGATATTGAATTGCTACGCCGCCAGCAGAATTCGGGCGTGTGCGTAAAGCCTCTTGCGGTCAGCAAGCCCATTGGTGCCGCCGTTGACCAGCTTGGTCATGGCGACGATGTCACCGGTGTCGGCGACGGGGTTCAGGTTCTTGACTTTGGTCCAGAACCAGCACGCAGACTCGACGGCGCCTTCCCTCGTCTCCAGGTAGGCGGCTATGGTCTCGTAGGGGCGGCCGGCTGCCTTGGCAAAGGCGCGGTACATGTCGCCGCCAGTCAGCTGGATGCAGCCGCGGCCGCGGTGGCGCCATCCGTCGCCGGACTCCTCGGGGCCGTTGCCCATGCGGTTGGCATAGGCGCGGTTCGCAATCCTCTCGGGCTGGCGGGCGTACTGTTTGGCCACCTCGGGGGGGAAGCGCTTGGGCCAGGTCGCGGTGAGCGCGCCGGCGGAGTAGTTCAGGTTCTCCGTGACGTCGGTGAAGCCCTCGCACTCGTGGCCGGTCTGGGAGATGAAGCCGCTACCGCGCAGGAGGCCGGTGATGTCGTACTTCGGCATGAACTTGTTGAGCGCATCGACCCAGGCGGCGGCTTCCTTGTTGTAGGGGAAGAGCTCCTGGAACTGGTGGACGGTGACCATGAAAACCTCCGATGCTAAGACACCCCGGGAAGGGGAAGGAGATGAAACCCTTCCCGGGGTGTCCATGGTAGAGCCTCGCCCAGGATCACGGAGACTGGGGTTAACGGCTCATGCTGACGCCCAAGGGGCGGTTGTATTAGTTGAGAGGTCGACTTGGCCACCAACACGTGGGGCCTGCCCGCCGAAGTTGCCTGCGGAGCAGGCGTCTAACGAAGGCGGGAGACCGCCCCCAGGATGACTAGTCCTGGGAGCGATCAGTCGGAGGAAAAACAAGCAAGGGCAAGATACAAAAAAACGCGCCGGGGGGCGCGTTCGTTTGGTACTGTTTGATAGAGGATATGGGGGTTTAGGCAGGTTTATGGGGGTTGGCGATCTGCCCTCTATACTCCAAGGGGAAGGCGCTTGTCAAACGGTTATCCGGGAAGGCTCTCCGAATCTGGCAAGGATAGCACTGCGCCTGTTCCGATATCTGCATCTCGCATCCGCAGCTCGTGCAGGCATTGCCCCACTCCGGGTGACCAGCAGCGATCGCACGCTGTCGGCTCCTGGCCGTGGACTCTTCCAGGTCGCGACGCATCTTAGCGACGCCGGGCATCGCGGCCGATGCCATCAGTGCCCATACCATGTTGTCGATTTGCTTGCTCAATAGAACTCTCCTCTTTGCGGGGTAATCAGTGGTTAGACATTCCGCAACCGCACAAAAATTTCACCGATGAAATTTACAGCCCATTCCGGTAGCTCTATCTTGTCACAGTTCTTCTCGTAATATTGCTCCGCCGTGTCGTTGAACTTCATTCCCATTGCCATCCAGTCGCAGACCATGCAGACACAGTGGCAAGCCTGATCATTCGGGAATGTCTCGGCCAGCTTCGTCCATGCCTGCCAGTGGTGCGGGTTCCCCTCCAGATGGTGCTGCCAAGCAGAATCGAACCCGTTTGCGTCCTTCTCGCCAAATGGATAAAAATAGCGCTGGTATTGGATGAACTCTTCAGCCGACATCTTGCTCACGTCATGGGCGCGGATCATAGCGTCGATGTTCCAGAACAGGTAGTCATCGGAAATGACGTTCATGTCTTTGCAGGCCGCTTGCAGAATCACCCATGCTTTCTCCACGTTCAGCAGATGTTCTTCTACGTAATTGCAGTATTCCCGAATCTTGTTAATGTGCTGTATCCCTATCAAGTGGCACCTCCTAGAATGTCTAACGCTTACCCACTAAGCCTTCCTCCACATTGAGCGCTGCATGGTTCGCAGTCAGTATTGCTTGGCTCACTGCTCTCCCCCCTCTGCCGGCTTGACCCAGCTCGTTATTGTGGCTTTCTTCGCAGACATTGCACTCCTTCACCGTGTTGTGCTCGTGCCCACAGAAGACACACAGGAAAAGGATCCCTTTCCTTTTCGCCTTTCCGCGGCGGCCTGGCCGAATCCTGATACCGGCCTTGGCTTCCATTTTGGCCAGAGCTAAGACGGCTGGCTTCAAATCGTTTGGCGCTTCTGAATACTTGTGCAGGTTGAGAGAGAGCAGTTCGGATCTAGTCACAAGCAGAAGGTTATCTAGATCCACATTCTGCTTTTCACCGTCTTTGAAGATCAGGGCATGCCCGGCAGGGACAGGACCGTTGCTCATTTCCCATAGCCACGCGTGCTTCAACCTGTACCTGGTGGGAAAGCCGGTGTGTGGGTTGCGCTCGGGAACGTTGATCTCGATGTAGCCATCCTTGCTTATGCGCTCTGTCCAGAGCCGGGTGCGGTTGGGTGGTATCTGTCCTTTTTTGAAACTGGTGGCATTTGCCCCCATGTACCCTTTTTTGCCTTTGTTCCATGACACTGAGCCTTTGACGAAACATCCATTGAGGCCAGAGTTCAGGCGGTGATTGCCTTTGAAGCTCTTTATCTGGCTTGCCTTTTTGGTCGTGCCGAATTTCTGGTTGAAAAGATCCGTCAACTCCCTCACGCCCCGCCCTTTTTGGTTGTCGTACAAGAAAGCAATCTGCTCCTTCGTGTAGATGCGCAGGGGCATGCTGCGCTTTTCACAATTGGGCGACGGCACTATCTGGGCCTCCAGGATCACCTGCGCTGCAGGGTTCTTGAACCTGGATGCTCCATCACCTGGAGCACCTCTATCACGACAGGCTCAATCGTCTTCATCTTTCGTTTCCTTCTTCAGTTCAAGGCCTATCATCTCGGGGGTGTCGCGCAGTGTCTCCTCAAGCATTGCTTGGGCTTTAAGGGCTAGGGATGCGTTGTCGATGATGTTCCTGGCAATGTAGCCGACGGCCTTTGAGCGCTCGATCTCCTCCTTCAGGGAAGCGCCCGTCGTTTCCTCGTCATTGAGCCGTTCCAGTTGTGCAAACAGATGGTTGTTCAGGTCTATCAGCTTGTTTTTCGTTCCGGTCTTTGCCATGTGCCTTATCTCCTCCAGTGCTTGTTTTCCCCGTCTAAGCGGGTACGCCTAAACTCCTTCGAACAGCGCCATCTGACGGGGGTCAACCGCGTGCTGGCGCGTGTAGCTGTTATTCCTGGTCAAGAAAGCGACAAGCTCGGTATAAGTCACCCGGCGCTGGCTGCGGAGCTCGAAGGAGTCGAGGCAATCCGGGTGGACCATCTGGCCTTGATCGTCGCGCTCGCAACGGTTCAGCAGCCGCCAAAAACTGGCATCGCCGATGCCCAGGATGGCGCAGACTTCGCCTCGGCGGTAACTGCCGCGCACGGGCAGCTCCGCCGCCTGGATCATACCTTTGAGCTTTTCTTCAGGAGACACGTACTACCTCCACTCCGCCGGCTTGTGAATCCGGATGAACTCGTTGATCTTGGGGTCGGTGTAGGGCATGACCCACCATTCGGCGCCGTAGGCCTTCTTCATGCCGTTGGCGAACATCTTCTTGAGCCCCTCGATGGCGAGGTAGGCTTCCTGCGAGGTGCGGATCTTCCCCCCCTTGATGCCCATGCGCTTCTCCAGGAAGAGCTGAAGGCCGTTCTCCTCGCGCCACTTGATCAGCTCGGCCAGCTGGTCGACCTTCTCCTTCTCCCCCTGGGTGGCTAAGCCGACGATCTTGCCGCCGCTCCGGCTTATCGGGGGGCGAGGCGTGGCGGGGCGCGGGGTGGCAACCTTCCCCCCCGGTTTTTTCCCGGGGCGCAGCGTGAAGCCTTTGCCCTCCAGCTCCTTGATGAACTCGCTAGCCTGGTTGAAGCTGAGCTTGGTGCAGGACCGCACCCCGTACCGCTCCTCCAGCATGTCGCGGTAATCCGCCTCCCCGATCCCCAGCGCAGTCACGGCCATCTTGATCACAGTCTTCTGCTTGCCGTTGATCGGGAGCTTGGAGAACTTGCGGTAGTTGCATTGCTTTAGCGTAGTCATGCGGCGATCCTCGCGGTCAGGTTCTGGACTTGAGCGGCTAGGGAACGCAAGGAGTTGATCTCCTTGGCCAGCTCCAAGGCCTTAATCTTCAGGTCCAGGTTCTCTTCTCTCAGCAGCCTGATTTCATTCATCAACCCAGCCTCGTAGGCAGTCATAGGCTCAAGCATCGGCGCCCTCCAGTGGTAGACCAAGGCTCGCCTGGGTCTCGTTGCCGCACGAGCCCTTCGCAACGATCTTCTGCTCGATGATTTTCGCCCACCACGGGCATTTGGGGCACTTGACCGCATCGTAAAAGCCGTTGTTGACCCGGCCCGAGCCAGTATCCTGGCGCTTGTTCAGCTTGCGCAACACGGTAAATCGACCATGACAGGTGCACTCCGCCGTGATGAGGACTTCGCTTTTTGCTTTAGTCGTTTGCATGTTCGCCCTCCTGCCGCTGTTTGGACCACCAAACCGCAGCCTCCCTAAGAAAATCACTCATGGTCATCTTGCCCTTGGCCCTAAGGATCAACTCTGCCGTCTCCGCATCTGCCCTGAAGTGGAAGACCTCGCCCTTGGGGTTCGCGGCCTTCCTACCCATTGACGACCTCGCGGGCCCCGAGCAGTTGGTCCATCAACTTGCGCGCGCCTGCCGGATCGGTGAGCTGGTAGCTGGCCGGCTTGGAGCGGCTGATGCAGTAGCATGCGAAGCCGTTGCGACGCAGCTCGCACACTGCCGAGTTCACCGCGCAGATATCGGCGCCCTTGATGATCTCCAGCGTGGTGTGAGCCTTGCCGTCCAGCATGAACAGCAGCAAGCGCTGCAGGCGATCGCTTTTGATAAACCGAGCGTAGTGGATGCTGCCAGCTTCCCGATCCATAACCCCTCCAGGTAAGTACATCATGTCCACAGGTGCTTTTGACTGCCGAAATATGGGCCGGAGCGAATGGGCTCCGGCCGGTGCTTCGTGGGTCAAGCTGTGATTCCGATGGGCCGGGCTCCTTTCGGCATGGCTTTGCGCTTGTGATCGATGGTGGCCCCTTCACGGCGCCCGATCCAGTAGGCGCGCTCGCTCACATCTTCGGGATCAGTCTCATCGGTTCGCACGCCATAGGTCTCCATCTTTTGGACGATCAGGGCATGCTTCACAGGGACCAAGGCGGTGGTAGTGATCGGGGTCACCTGCTTCTGCATAGCGAGCTGCAAGGCGACGACCTGGGTGGCGCCTAAGCAGAAGGAGAGTCTAGATTTTCTCTTGCCCTTGGTCGACAGGCGGCGCTGCTGGGACTTGCTCATGAACTTCGCCGCCAGCTTATTAATGCTGCGGTACAGGTAGCCGAAGGTGAAGTTCGCCACCTCATGATCGATACCGACGCCTACGAATACCGTAAGTCCCTGACCGGGGTGATGAAAATACTGACTATCGAACGCCCCAGCTACGGCGGCCGCCAGGATATAGACCCAGCCCGCCGGTTTCTTCACCGTGTCTGTATGAGCTGTGCCGGCCTCTTTAGGCATCTCACGCTCACTGAAGTCCTCTTCGTTGAGGTTGTAGGTGGCAAGCAGCTCCTGGGCCTTGGCGGCCGCGAGGGCCGCCTCGTGCTCATTGCTGGACTTGGCCAGCCGGAGGAGCTTCTTGATCTTCTCGATGATCTGTTTGCGCTTGTTATCCTCCACCGTGCCCCCCCTATATCGCCGCGATGTCGAGCGGGATCGCGACGTAGGCGCCTACCTCGTTGCGCTCGTAGAATCGGATCTGCTTTTTCTTGGCGACCACGATGATGGCCTCGTCGATGATGTCGATGCCCTCGTTCCAGAGGGCGCTGTTGATCTTGTAGTTTCGCAGGCGCAGGACCTCGGAGACGCGGATCTTGCCATCGACAAGCTTGAAAGAGGCGGTGACCAGGGTGCGCATGTCGGCGGCGTCTGCGCTCTCGTTACCGTTGGCGAGGTTGGTCGCCATGGTGTCCAGCGCTTCGAGCAGCTTCTTCTCGGCCATCTGCAGTTCGGGACCGAAGTCGATCTTCTTCTGGATGGCGATCTGCAGCTTGAACTTCCGGTCGAAGGTGAAAAAGGTCATGTTCCCCTCGGAGCCCCCGCGCTTGACAGAGTACTTCTCCTCGAGGAGAGAGATCACGCTGGAGACGTCCCGGAAGTTGTACCCCTTGAAGCGCTCTATCTTCCCGGCCAGGCTCTTCCAGATGACGCCGATGCTCAGCACCAGGTCGTGATAGAGGAGGTCGGTCTCGTGGATGTTTTTGACCAGGACCAAGTCCCCGTTGCCGTTCTCCATGCGGCCGTCGACCACCTGCGGGTTCTCAGCCTCGTAGGCGAGGCGCAGCGCGTTCTTGAGAGTAGTGCAGGATTGCGTCTGGCGATCAGCAGGGACGCAGCGCTCGGTTACCTCCCCCCAGGTGATGCGGCCAAGCACTTCCGGGTCAAAGATGCCGTTGTGGATAAAGGTACGGATAGCCTTATCAGCGGCCTCCTTGGCCTCCTTGCCGGTAGCGTGGTACTGCATGCCGCCGTGGTCTGCGTAGCTGTAAAAGTTGTTCCTCATCTGGTTCTCCTTTCTAGGTTTTGTCTTACGTTGTCTTGCCGGTCTGGCAGGTCCGACTTATCCGGCCGGGTTTAGATGGGGTTGAGCGTGTCCATCACCTCTAAGGCGGCGCACTTGATCTCCTCCAGGGCGAGGAAGAGGTCCTCCGAGAGGGATGGCTCATCCTCGAAGTTGCCGTTCACGCAGTCGAGCACCTCGCCCTTTCTCCGGATCTCCTCTAGGACATTCTTGCCATCCTGCTCGAAGGCTTTGATGGTCAGGCTGTCCCGGGTGATGATGACCATGGCCATTACGTGGGGGCGGGTCACTTGTAGGTCCTCAAAAGAGGGCACCCCGTGGTGCGGCTGTCCATGAGAGCACCGGTACGGAGCAGCCTCTGGGCCATGGACATGGCACGGTGGTCGGATATCTTGCGGTCCCAGCGCTGGTAGTGGACCTGTCTCTTGCGGTAAGTCTTGAGCTTGTTCAATGCGTAACGAAGCGGGTTAAACATGGTAGTACCCCCCTTTACCGTTGTCGGTTTTACGTCTGTCAGTGGGCTTCAGGCAGAGCATGAGAAAAGTCGCTACGGCGGCTCCGAGCCCGTATCCTGCCAAGAACACGATCACCGTCTTCATATCGCGGCCTCCTGCAGAAGGAGGCGACCTGCGCCTACCTCGATCTCCCCCAGGGTGTCCATGCCGATCGGCAGTTCCCGGAGCTGCTCGATGAGGTAGAGCGCGCACCGGGTGACACACAAGGTATCTTTCCAACTCGGCCCTGCCGTAGCAGCCCTGCCGACCACGGAAAGAAGCATCTTCTCCAGGTCGATATCGGTCCGGCTTTCCAGCCCGAACTGGCTGACCAGTTCGCCCTCGTTGTCCACCTGGTCAAACAGGGACTCGGCGTCCAGGCCGCGCTCGCGCAGCCAAGCGGATACGGTCGGGTGTTCGTCCACGAAAAGGATGGCCGCGCCCATGAAGCGTTCCAGGTCGACGGGGAGCTCCCCCTTGCTGAGCGCGCGGGATACGAGCGCCTTGCTGTACCCCGTGGCCTTGACCAACTCGGCCTGAGTGACGCTGCACTCCTTGAAGCACAGGTTCAGCCTCAGCATGCGACAGCCTCCTTCTCCTCGACATTCCCGGCGCCACGCTGGGCCAGGGCGCTCTTCAGCGCGGAGCTCCCGCTTACCGGAGCCGCCTGTTTGCCGCGTGCGGCCCCCCGGGGAAGCGCCAACTGTTTGTCCGCTGCCAGGGAGCGCACATCCTCTACGCTCACCAACTCGCGCCCCGCGGCCAGAGCATGGTTCAGCAACTCTACGCAGAGCTCCTGAAGCTCCAGATAGTTGGTCGCCTGGGGGAGCTCGGAGAGCGCGTCGATCGCGGCCGCATCAAAGTGCGTCCCCACGGTGGCCCGCACGTAGCTGCCGGCCTCTTCACTGGTGAGCCCCTGCATCCGGACGCAGTCGGAGCGAAGCCGAACCTCCGAAACCCCAGCCCTCTGCATGGGGTCGCTCTGGCCCACCAGGACGATGGTGAAAAGTTCGGATTCGCCCATCCACTCGATCTCTCGCAGGGTTTTGAGGGACTTGAGCGTCGCGCCATGGAGGCGCTGCGCCTCCTCGATGAGCAGCACGATCTTCCTTTTACGGGTGCCTTCGCCCAGAACCCTGCGCAACTGACGGCTACGGGTCTCTCCGCCTCCCTTGGGCTTCTCGTCGCTCAGATCCAGGATCAGGGCGCGCTCCACGTCCGAGATGGACACCTTGGTGCGATCGGCCTTGTGGACAATGACGATCTTGACGCCCAGCTTGGCCAGCGCGGCTTTGATAGCCTCGCTCTTGCCGATGCCGCGCTCGCCGACGATGCTCAGCATGGCGTGCGATTCCACCCCCATGGTCAGGATCTTGCGCACGCGCAGCGCGTCCCCGGTTTCGAAGCGCGGTTTCTTGAAGGGGTCGACCTTGTAGCCGAGGTTGACAAACATTTCCAGTCTGGTCATAATCATGGCTCTTTTCCTCCTCTGGTTTAGGGGGACGGGTGGCACCCCGTCCCCTAGTTTCATCTACAGTGCCGCCGCCTGCGCCACCTGGACATCCAGCGCCAATTCCGCGACAAACCGCTTCGATAACTTGTTTTGCTCAATCAGGGCCTTGACCTCGGCCCGCTCGTCACGCCCCAGGAAGAAGCCGCACAGCGCCTGGAACTCGACCAAGGCAGCTTCCACATCCGGGTAAGTATCCAGGGTAAGCGGGTCGTCGATGGTCCGGACCGCCTTGACCCTTGTGGGGATCTTCGTCACGTTCCCGGCCGCCGGCTTGGCCTCCATGTGCAGCAGGTTGCGAACGCCCTCTAACTTCGCCGACTCCTTGCGAACCTTCTGCAGCTCCGTTTCCGGCTGGGCCGTGAACTCGCCCACCTTGTTAGGTTCAAAGACCCCGGCCACCTCGTACCTGGCGCCGGTCTTTTTGTCGACCACGCTCATTCTGTCGTCGAAGATCCCCCTGAAGAACCAGACCTTGGCATCATGCAGCCCCCTGACCTCATAGGGCACGTTGTCCACCCAAATGACGCCTTCCTGGGTCACCGTGCGCTCGACCCGCTTGGCAAAGGCCGCCAGGGCGTTTTCGGGGAGAGCTACGGCGCCGCCGCGCAGGTTGATCCGCTCCCACACCTGCAGACGGCTGTACTTGCGCTCCCAGCGGTGCGGGCGTTCGTTGTACTCGGCCTGGTAGACCAGCGCCCGGCGGTTCAGTTCGCTCTGGGTGATCTCAAAATGCTTCCAGTCCGATTCCATGAAGAAGGGAAGCTCGAAAGACTGCCAGAGCGTGCGCCAGGGGCGCTCGATCTTGCCGTGCGCGTCCTTGTTGAGCGGGGTGGACCCGTCGATATCGACCTCGCACAGCCCCAACCACGCCTTAGCCCCTTCCTCGCTCATCATCGGGCCGAAGTCCCCCTTGACCTTCCCGGGGAGGCCGAAGAGAGCCTTGTCCTCGCGATTGCGCCAAGCCCAGTCCAGGAAGCTGACGTTGTCGGCGCTGTTCTCCCCCAGGGCCGCGACGTACCGAAAGCAGTGCGCGCCCGAGTTATCGTCGGTGAGACCGTAAATCCAGGGGCGGTAGCGGATCGGCACGGGCTTGTTCTTGTAGTCCTTCAGGCCCTTGTGGAGCTTGTAGACGAAGTCGCCGTTATCGAGCTGCCGGTGCACGTAAAAGCAGTTGGAGGTGGAACCGTCGATGTGGTGCAACTGGTTCGGGTATTCCGCCTGGTACCGCACCACCTTCTTGCGCTCGGACAGATTGACGGTCTCCCGGATGACCCGGTCCCAGGTCCCTATATGCACATCCGCGTATTCCGGCTCCAGCAAGCCGTTTTTGATGGCGTTATCGACTGCCTGGGCCGTGGTGATGAAGCCGCGGTGGTCGGGAGGGGAGCACTTGAGCTGCGCGATGATCCGCGCCTTCTCTTCGAGGTTCTCTATCTTCCGCTCCCCCTTGCGCTCCCTGCCGATATCGAGATGCCGGTAGATCGTCTGCGGGGTTGTCTGAAGCAGCCCTGCCCACTTTTTGGCGGCTGCGGTTTTCCCCCCGTATGGAGCACCCTCGTAATCTCTTTTGATCATCGCTAAAACTGCCGGTTCGATCATGTCCAGGCTCCGTGGCTACGCGTAGATATTGAACTTCTCTTCCCACTGCTGACGTAAGCCGCGGGTCAACTGCTCCGCGCTCGCCACAAAACCTTCAACCTGGGCCGCAAGGTGCGGGTCGCTCTCCAGTCCCTCGATGATCACCACTTTGCCTATCTGCGACGCCAGAGCGGCCACCGTCTCGTGGATCACCTTGAACTGCTCCTTGAACCGGGCGGGATCCATCCCCTCGGGATCGAAAGCCTTGAGGCGGTCCAGCTCCTTTTGCAGCAGCTTCTTCTCGCTCTGCAGCCCCTTGGTTTCCTCCTTCACCACCGCGTCCAGGTTCTTCTCAAGCCGCTCCACCCGGGAGTTAAGCTTGGTGCGATCCTCCAGGATGCGCTCGATGGCAACCTGGAGATCCTCGGCATGGTCCTCGTTGATAGGGATGGTCTCTTCGCCGATCTGGATACACTCGGCGTCGATGATCACCGCGCCATCGTAGGTAAGCTGGCGCAGCTTGCGTAATTCGCGGTAGCCGACCGATAACTGCTGACATGTCGTCAAAAATTGCTCACCGAATGCAGCGAGGTTAGCTAGGTCTTCATCGACCTTTTGGCGGGACATACCCACGGAATCACAGAATTTATCCCACGTACCGATACCAGGTATGTCGCGGTAGATCTTGTCTGCCTTGACCTCACGCAGCCAAACTAAACTGCTGACGGTCGCGAATTTCGCGAACATGTTGGAGGTCTGCACCTGACCTATTGCCTTGAAGCACTGGCCGATCATCCGCTCCCTCTTGACCTGTTCAGCGCCACGATTATCCTCAGTCTCCCGCTCCTGTTGCAGGGTGGCGAGCTCCATATTCGTGGTGCGCTCCTGCCGGTTGGCGGTATCCAGGATGGCCTGGTTAGACGCTTCCGCCGCCCCGCCCTCGAGAACGGTGACCTTGCGCAGCTGGCGGCGGAGGGCCAACACCTTCGACTGCGAACCGCCTACCTCTTCGAAATGCTTTACCGCGCCCTTTATCGTTGCCACGCTGGCGCGCTCCAAAGCACTCTTGAAATTCCCGTCAGACGCCGGAGTTCCTACCAGCCAGCTGTAATCCTCGTCGTTAAACGCCCCTTCCTTGCTCATCTCAAACCTCCAGTGTGGTAATTTCCCGCTCGATGCTGTTCTTCCGGTCCTTCAGTCCTTGTAGGTACCCTGCGTACATGCCGCTGATTCTGGGCCCCGCCTCGAAGAGCTCGCCCACAGGGCGCACCCACTTGCGCTCGATGGCCGGCTGCAGGTGGCTCATCACCGTGCCGTGCGGCAGGTCCAGCGCCTTGGCGATCGTCGTCCCCGACACCGGCCCCATCTGCTGGTGCAGGAACTCGATGATGTCGATGAATTTGTAGTTGGACTGCACCGGGTTGTAGGTTTTCTTAGTCATTCAGACACCTCTATAGTATTTTTGAGCAATACATTGATTTCCTTGTGGAGTTCGTCGAGCTTTAAATGGAAACAAACAGTGCGCATAGCCAGTAACCCGTACCATTTCTGCATGGGGGCTCCCCCCGACAAAGACTCAAGTCCGTAGCGCACCGCCTGTTCTAGTTCCGCCCGATCTTTAGCGCTCATGGCCGTCCCCCCCCCTCCAACTCCTGTAAGAACATCTCCCGTTTCCTGCGCTCCTTAGCCGCTTTCTGCTCTTCCTCGCGCAGCCGCTGAATCTCCGACCTGAGAGCCTCCGGGCCCGGCAGGCAGTACATGCCAGAAGCCTGTACCAGGATCTCCATCGGCCTGCGCGACCCGGTCACCCTACAGAAGGCCGGAAGACGGCTTCCCCAGACCTGGTGCTTTGTCTTGGATTCAGAGGTCCAGGAGTAGATCATGTCGGCCGTGACCGTCTCCCCCAGCAAATGGCTCATCTCGCCCGCTATCTGATGAATCGAGAGTGGGCAGTGCTTAACCGCCTCACTCATCGCCAGTCGCAGTTCACGCTCTACATTGACCTGTCCCTGTGTCGAAGGAGTCTCTTCCATCTCCTTGGCACGCTGGATCAGATCAAGCAGCGAAAGCTGCGAACTGTCAGATTTCGGGCGAGTTTTAGACATTGCTAACTGTGCCCCGTTTTGATATTGTGCGGCTCTGTTTTACCCGGGCGGTCCGTGACTTCAGGGGCCGTCCTCTCCGGTCGTAGCGCGACGGCCAGATCTCCGATGCCTGGACCCCGAGAATCTTGGCGACAAGCTGTTCCACCTGGGACCAGGCCCGATGCAGCACGACATTCGGAGAGTTGAGGCGGTAACCGTTTTCGCGGGCGATCCTCGCAAAGGAATATCCCGCCTTATCGAGAGCCGCCTTGATGTCGGCGGGGTGCCAGTCTTGGTGAACCTGTAGTTCAGCAGCTTTCTTCATAGGTCCTCTTTTGAGGGGCTTTTTTTTGGGTGTCTAATTTCGAGTTCTCAAACTGACAAGGCCACATTACTTCAAAATGTAGTCACTTGCAAGGAAAAAGTTTGCAATATGTAGTCATCAAATTCAGCGATGTTATAGATCGCCTAAAACAAGCGACCGGCGCAGAAAAGGACGCTGATTTAGCACGTTTACTAGGCGAGCCCCCTAAAAAAATTGGGGTATGGAGGTCTAGGGACACCGTCCCATATGAACTGTTGGTTTCATTTTGTAGTCAGCATGGACTACGTTTAGAGTGGGTTTTGACTGGGCAGGGGAATGCGCGGGAAGAAAGGCGAGCTATAGTTGCTGAACCAGAGGCTGCATTCAGCTCTGCGATGGAAAAGGCAACAAGTGACATCTGGTATCGGCCCGACTATCAAGGGCAGATCGAGCAGCAAAAGCCGACCCTAGACCAAGCTACCCACCTGCTGCGCATGATTATCGCTGAATATGACGACATGAGACCAGAAAGTCAGACCAAAGCGCGAGATACTGCCATGATTTTCAGGCACTTTATCGATAATTTTCATCGTAGTAATGACGAAGTGGAGATCCGCGAATATATAGAAGAGTGGTTCTAA